CCTTTCGAACTTGTTTTGATGGTCACTTCGTTGGTCGTTTTTAGCTTGTCTAGTGCAGTTCTTATTTGACGTACACTTAAACCAGTTTCAATAGCCAGAATGTCGCGACTTGTTACCACGCTACCAGCTTTTAATTCGATACCTTTAAAACGTCTGTCTTTATGGTTCGCTTTTAATATTAAGTGCATAAAAACACGAAAGGCGTTATTGTCTGAATACCATTCCCAGTTTAAAATTTGTCTGTGTATTTTAATCCAACCGATCATTTCTAAAACTTTCTAATGCTTTAATAATTGTAAATGCTTGCTTTTCATCTATACAAATAGTTATGGATTGATCCCTTTCAAATACTTCAAAGCAAATAAATTCACCTTTTGAAATAATCATTTTGTCATTACCATTGTATTGACATTCTAAATAAATTTCGTTCATATTAATTAATTTTTAGTAAACAAAAAACCCTCGCATATCCACGGGGTTCGACTTCCGTTTCAATACAAGGGTTAATAATACCTTAAGGCTTTATAATGTCGAACCAAGCCAGTTACAAATATAACGTATTTACTCTAATAAAGTTGCATCTATTTCATATTTTTTTTCACGAATCCAGCGTTTAACTCTATTCAGCTGGTATAAATTAGCACAATTGTTAATATCGTCAATTAAATTCCGTGTTTTCGGCTCTAGTTTATAGCCGTCTAAAGCCTCTAAGTATTCGTAAATGTACGCGTCGTATTCGTTTTTATGGTATTGTGTTAGTAAATGGTGCGTTTTTATGTTATTAATTACGCTTGCGTGGGTCATTTTAAACATGTCTGCAATAGCTTTTAACGTTAGTCCGCATGCTTTTAACTTGTGCTGTAAATACGCCTTTTTATAAATCTGGTGGCGTTTTCTGTTTGGTTTGTTTAGTCCGTCGCGTTCAATAAAAACACGGATTGCCTCTATTATTTCTGTGTTCATGCTTTTTCTATTCTAAAAGTACCTAATAAACAAAGTCCACGCGTTCTAAGTTCCTTTTTTTTCCAATTACAAAGCGCTTTGTTGTCAAACGTCCAGCTGTGAATAACATTTGAACCGCTGTAGTATACCAGTTTATATTTCATAACTTTTCTATTTCTTCTTTAACAAAATCAAAATAAAATATTATTTCACGTCTTAAATACTCATTATAACGAATATCATGATTAAAATCTTCGATTGTTCTATATGCTGTAATACTTAAAGTTGTTTTTTGGAAAGCAATAACGTTTTGAATTTCATTAACTGCAATTAATGCGCATTGTTTGGCGGTATATACGTCAATATGACCTTGATAACAATATAGCATTTTATCTACTAATTCTTTCGCTTTTTCTTTTGATGTCATATCCATTTTTTATAGTTAATAATAATTAAAATAAACATCCAAATGTACATAGGTAGCACTATATAAACATGGACAAACTCTACAAATTTTCTTTCGTTCTTTTTCATAATGGATATTTTTTATCGCGCTCAATCCAACTATCACGACAAATTAAATAAACATCGTATAGTTCTTCATCTGTTAGGTCTTGTAATCTTTCACATCTCGTTGTTCCGTATTGGTCATAATAGCAATGACCAGCTTTTAAAATTAATGGATGATTAAACGCATCGTAATAAGGTTCACTTCCTTGAACAAGTATTTCTAATCCTTTTCTGTCTAATTCTATTTTCATAGCTTTTGATTAAATTTAATTTCACATATTCTTTTGTAAAGGTCTTCGTTAAACGATCCTCTAATTGTTTCATGGGTGGTTTTGCCCGTCCAGAACCTTACCATCCTTTGTAGTCTATATACCATATAAATAAAATTCTTGTTCGTCTTCATCCCGCATTAAATAATCTAGTAAAAAGTCGCTTTCGTAATAAGCTACCCTTACCATGTCGCTAACCCATTCGTTATAAATATCTATAAATTGCATAGTGTATTCTGTACATGGGTCTTCGTCTGTATACCAGAATCCCTTTTGAGGTCTTACGACATAGTTATAAAGTGCCGTGTCGTGGTTGTAGTTAGTAGTTTCCCAGTCTAAAATAACATAAAAATTAACGTTACCTATTTTATATTCGCAGTGCATTTCTGATGAATTGTAGTCGAATACTTGAAAATTAATCCTTGCAAATTCTTCTTTTAGTTCGTCGTATCTCATTTGTCTAAGTTTTTAATGAATAGTTGTCCGTATTTTTCTAGCGTAGGTGACTGCACGCGTTCTACTTTTGATTCGTGTTAGTGTAGTCTGGCTGTGTAGCTGTAAAGTAACCTATAAAGATTAAAAACAAACTAAATAATACAGCTGTACCTAAAATGTCTTTTTGATTTTCGTTTAAATTTTTCATAGTCCTAGTTTTTTTAAAAGTTCATTAACCGCACCCCATCGGCGCATTGCATTTTGTGTTATTTCGTGTTCTTCGCCCATTATTTCCATACACTCTTCGTAGTCTAGCCATAGTTGCTTTTCTTCTGACATTATAATGTCAATCATTTGTTGTTTTGTTTTCATAATTTGTTTTCGTTCGTTAATAATCATATGCAAATATAAAGACTAAAACCGAACTACCAAACTTTTTAACAATTTTTTTTCACTTTTTTACAAATTATTTTTGAATTGCTTTATTTTACTACATTTGTAGCGTATTTATAAATTACTTATTCAAGGTTCTAGAACGCACTCGCCAAAAAGTCACGTTTTAGAACCTTTTTTTATACCCGAAAAGGTATTAATGTAAAGAAATAAAGGTTATTTATACCCGAAAAGGTATTAAAATAAGTGTAAAAATTCACGTAGACAATCGGAAAATAACCGATTTTATCTAGTTTATGTAACAAAAAAAAGGGTCAACGCTTTCAACTGCTAACCCTTCTTCGTTTAAAAACCAACTATGAAAGTACAAAGGTACTAAAAAAAGAACTCGTTTATGCTCTTTTGTTCTATTCCGTAATTAAAATGTATAAAACCAGAACGCCCTAGCTGAAAATTAGTAGCCACCCAGTTAGAAGAAGGGCTAAAAGCTGGGTAATTGTAATACTTAAATACGTCACTACTTGAAGAATCAAATAAGTATAAATGGCTATCACCTTTTTCAAAGATTATTTCGTAACCTTTATTAAGTAGTTTATTCGTGTTTAGGTAGCCTACTATTTTATTAATCTGGTTAGGGTCTATTTTCGGTTTGAATCCGTGCTTTAAATTGTGGGTGTCTTTTCCGTGTGTAGTAACAAAGCAATAGTTACCGATTAATTGATAGTCAATAAATGCCGTCTGATTAATTACTTCGACGTTTTTTAAGTCCCTTTCGACATACGTTTTAAAGAACTGATTCACAAAGTAGGAAAAGTCGCCACTGTGATTGTCGTTACAAATGTTACGCACGTAGATTTTATCGTAGTAAGGCGCTAACTTTTGAACTAGCTGTAACTTAAACATAAAGCCAACGTCGAACGCTTGTTGATTGCTCATGTTCTGCGGTAACGCATGCCCGCCTCTAGTAGTTTGTGCGTTAAAGCCGTCTAAATAGTCGCCTAAATCCAGAATGTAAAGTGTGTTACTATTTTGTTTCGCTAGTGTGTAGTTGATCATTTTCTCCAAACGTTCAAATAGTACGTTTTCGTTCCATTCCGAAGGGTATAAACTACGCCCTTTGTCGCTGGAATCCATTCCTATATGCACATCTGTAAATACTAGCTTGTCAAATTCACCCTCGTAAACGTTTCTGTTTACTTTTTCCGTGTTTAATTTGGGTGCATTTTCTAGTAGCTTAGCAAAGTCTATGTTTAGTTCTTTTCCGCTATTAAAAGACGGATTAGCAAAGAATAAACTAGCGTCTTTTGTTTTTATCCAGCCGTGCTTAACGTCGTTTTCGTCTAACCCTAGTTCGTTAGCCTTGTCCTTAATAGCCCTAAATTGCTTTATAAGGTCAAATTCTTGCGGACTTAACCGCACACGTGGAACGCCTCTACTTACAACTGGACGCCCGCCTTTGTTTTTACTCATTTGAATAGTTTAGGTAGAAGTTTTAACCTACTTCTGAAAGTTTCGCTTAAAGACAACCTAGTAAAGAAGCCTAAAACGAATGCAATAATAACAAAAAACCAGTTAACTTTAGTTTTAGTTATGTATTTATTTTGATATTTGACCTTTTCGACTTCCGCTTTTACGACTTTTGTTTTGTACTTGTACTCAACTTTAGTTTCAAACCGCGTTTTAGGCACGTAGGAACGCTTGTAACGAACGATAGTATCTTTTTTGACTATTACCTTTTCCCAGTATATAGAGTCTCTTAAAACGTACGGAATTGAATCTACAGATGAAATAGTAATAGTGTCACTATCCACGTCACATTTATAACCTTTTTGAATTGCTTTACGTAAATGGTAGTTCACGCTGCAACTTGTCGCAAATATGGTAAAAATTAGCGACAGAATAATTATCGAAACCCTCATGCTTATAGGTTTTGTAGCATTTTAATTACGCGCGGGCATGGGTACATGTCGCTTTTATCTTTTCTAACGGAATTGTGCGTAAAGATTCCTTTAGTCCCTTTAAATGCTTCTTTGTCTATTGCCCAAATTTCGCTTCTGTATTCTTTAGGTATTCCGTAAGTTTCGCAAAGGTAAACAATCAACTGGCGAAGTGATTCTATTTGTGCGTCGCTGTACTTGTACCAGTATTTATAGCCTTTAAATGGCGTTTCTAGTTCTGTAACATACGACGGATTAACGACACCGCCAGCGTAGTTATAATACTTGTCGCCTTTTTTCTTCAAGTAACCCCAGTTACATACCTCAATCCCTACAGACGTTTTATTTAAGTTTGAATATTTTGCGCCATTACGTACAAAGTCTTCTTGATCAATACCTAAATGCCACGCCCAGTGTTTAGACGAAAAACATTGTACAATAGTTCCGTTTTCACCAATGATAAATGCAGTTGCTATTCGGCTGTCGTTTCCGTTCCAGTATTTAGACACCCCTTCCGCATTTCCATTACCAGCCGTGTGGTGCAAATAGACTTGTGTTTTAGGTGATTCTTCTGCGAAATACTGATTGTCTTTTAAACGTACTTGTTTAATGGCTTGAATGTCTAACTTTTTCATTTTAGTTCGTCTATTTGTTCTTTAGAACGCTTTAAAAATGCTATAAATTTTTCCCAAACATTAACGCCAGTTACACTAAAGTAGCTTTCATTAATGCTTTTTACTTCTGTAATAACACAAAAGAACGTGAATGCTTTAGTTAACACTAGATCAATAGCAATAAAATGACCTAGAATGTCTGCGACTACGTATTTTTCCATTAAAAAAATGAAGACAATAGCACCCGAATACAAAAGACTTTTTGAAATAGTGTGACTCAAACGTCTAGAACGTATAGAAGTCCAGCCGTTTTTCTTTACGCTTCGCCAGATTCCGAAACACGTATCTAAAATAATAGCTAAAACAGCTACTAAAACAAGGGGTTTAACTGGTGCTAAAATTGCAATAGTTGAAAATGCTAGTATAGATAGTTTACTTTTCATTAAAACACCATTACAGAATTGTTATATCCGTTGTCGTCGTAACGTTGCCCACAGCGCCCGTAACAAGTACCTACACATGTACAAATTTCAATCTGAGGTCGTAAGTCCGTGTCGCGGTTTTCTTGTGAAGTGAAAATAGGGTAAAGATTCTTATTTGCTAGTAGGTATCTAATCAATCTTTGTTCAAAGAAACTAGCCTTTTGTGCGTAGTGTTCCATTCCGAAGGCTACTTCGCCACGTGACACACTACCAGAATAGTCGCCGAACTGGGTTTGAAGACCTTTGTTTTTAAGCTGGTAAGATAGTCCGAATACCGCATCTTCTGCAGAACGCCACGCTACTACTGGCTGTATAAATTCTACAAGTGTTTCTTCTTCTGGCGTTAAAGTCTGAGTGTTATACGCGTCTAAAAGATACTTATAAAAAGTAGTACCTAGAATAGGTTGTACGCGCAGCTGTGACTGAGTAGCAATGTAAGGCGTTACGTCTGTTACGTCTACGTTAGCCGTGATTGGCGTGTTCGTCTTTAAGTAGGTTTCAGTTATGAAATATAGCATTTTAAATAGGTGTTGCTGGTGTTGCTGTTGGTACTACGTCGCCACCTTCGATAGGTGGTAAACTTGCAAGGGCGCGAACTTCGTTAGTTGTCATGGTATTAAGAACTTTCGTAGCTACTAATGGACTCATAGCGTTAAGCGCGTCTTGTGTTTTACTCGCGTCGCCTTCTACTTCTACGATTGTTTCGTTAATTATTTGGAAATTCTTAATACTAAAGTCCGCTTTTAATTTAGAAATAGCTAATAGTTCTGTGAATACTTCTTCTACCATTTCGCGTAACGGAATTACTACATTTTTCTCGAAAATAATATAGGCTTGTTTAATGTCTGCGCCGTTACCTAATGATCCAGTAGTACGAACCCCCATTAAAATCGGGTCGATAGTATGCGCAAAACAAATCTGTTCGGTATTTAGTCCGCTAGCTTCTTGAAATAGTTTGTCGTTTTGGTTAGTAGGAATGCTTTCAATCTTTGGTAGTTGGTCGGCACTATTCGCAAAGAACGCTACACCTTTCCCCGCGTTTTGCGCGCCTTTCATTCTGTCTATAGTGTCTCTTAGAACCTTCTTTTCTTCTTCGCTTTGTGGACGTTTAGGGAACATCATTGCAAAGGCTGGGAAAATACTATTTTGAATGTTACTTTTTGCGAAGTACGAAAGTTCACCAGATAAAAAAGCAAAGTTTAACGCACTTGAATACGTAGGTAGTGGGTAATAGTCTTGTCCGATTGCTTTAATTTCGTAGGCGTACAGCTGTACTTTGTCCGTGTTTAAAGGATGGTATTTAGTAACTGGTTCTACGTCTATTCTTGAAGCCCAATCGTCACATAAAAAGTAACAATCTTTTCTTTGATTGATACGAACCTTTTCGGGGCTTACGTTTTCAATCTTTTTTATCTTGTTTTTGTCGTCAAAGTACAACTTAAAGTAAACGCGGTTGTGTAAAACCAGCTGTTTAGTTACCTCACGTACAGACTTTGCTAGTCGCATTTTCTTTTCCCACGTATAAAGCGCTAGTTTTTCGTCAGCTGTTAACGTTTGTACCTTTAAATCGTAACCAGCGCCTATAGTTGCATTAACTTTAAAGTCTACGATAGCCCCATGCAAAGGCGAAGTAAAGTAAAGCTGGTTAAGTGTTTCTGGGAATAGGTTGTCTTGACCGAAAGGAATGTAACCAGCTACTTGGTAGCGTCCGTTTACGTAAGGTAACGACAAGTTCGCACCTCCAATTTTACCGAACGGCGTACTAAATGACTGATAGCCTTCTACTACTTCTGTTTTTACCGCTTTAAATCTGTCAAAAATTCCCATTTTTTTAGTCGTATATGCTAGAAACTGGAACGCCACTAACTACTAAGCGCCCTTCTTCTATTAAGTTATAATCGTTTAAATTCGTGTTTTCATCTATTACAATAGGCGTACTACTTTCGTATACCTTATAAGTGTATTGACCTTTTATTAAGTCAACGTCTACGCCTTCTTCAAGCGTGAATAGGTTGTATCTATAAGGGTAAGATGAACTATCTACACCCACCCACAAAACGGGGTCTATTGCCGTGTTAAATTCGTCTTCAAAAACGAATAAGTAAAAGGGGTCTACTAACG